TATGAGTAAGGTCATGTACGGGTTCCAAGATTCCGCCGACCGCTAAAAGTGGTTATTTATCTAACGCTCACGGCCAGCATTCACAAGGCCGGTTACTCCTCGGAGGTCAATATGCCCGGTCCCCTGCCTGATGACAATGCGCGCCGACGCAATGCGCCGACGCTCCCGACTGACTCGCTTCCTGTGGACGGCTTGACCGTTGATCCGCCGGACCCGATCGAAGACCTGGGCGACGTCGAGCAGCGGTACTACGTGTGGGCATGGTCGACGCCGGCCGCGGCAGCGTGGCATTCGTCCGACGCTGAGATCGTTGCCGAGTGGGCGCGATTGAAGGCCTACGTGAGCCGCACGATGCGAGGCGAAGTAACCAAACAGGTCGGCGAGTTCGAGGTTGCCGTCGATCTTTCGTCTGCTGTTCTGACTCAGATCACGAACCGCGAGGACCGCTTGATGCTGTCACCAATGGCACGCAAGAAGGCCCGAGCGAAGATCGTTGCTCCGAAGTCCGAGGAATCAACGTCGCCTGATCAATCCAGTGATGGTGTCGTCTTGACCCCTGATCGGTGGAAGCGCACGGCCTCCTGATGTTCGTCCCGGCATGGCCGGGGCAGGTCAGTTCACTCGGCTACCAAATCGGCCCGATGATTGAGGAAGACCTCGGCATCACTTTGACTGGCGAGCAACAAGACCGGCTCATCGAGTATTACCACATGAACCCAGTGTCGGGCCGCCGGTTGTTTCGCCGTGCGGCCATACGTCGGCCGAAGGGTGCGGGCAAGTCGCCAGAGGCTGGATATTGCGGGTACGCCGAGCTCGTGTTGCCCGTCGTGTTTGGCGGATGGACAAAAGACGGCCAACCAATCGCGTTGCCGCGCGTTGATCCGTGGGTGCAGTTCGCCGCCGTCTCGGAAGACCAGACGGACAACGTTCTGGTCTGGTTGTTCGACATCCTGAACGATCCAGACAACGAAGCGTGCGCACGCCGTGGCATCAATCTCGGCCGAACCCGAATGTACCTCGACGGCAGACCTGGACGCCTTGAGCCGGTAACGGCGTCGGCAGGTTCTCGCGAGGGCCAGCGCGTCACGTTTGCCGGCCTCGATCAGACCGAGTCATGGTTCAAGGCGAACCGTGGGGTCAAGCTTGCGGGCGTCCTGCAGCGCAACACCGCCAAGATGGGTGGATGGTCACTCGAGCTACAGAACGCCCCTGAGCTCGGCGACGGTTCGGTTGCTGACCTGACAGCGAAGGCCTCGGAGGGCAAGGCGGCTGGCGTCCTGTTCGACACGCGAGAGCCGCCGAATTACGAAACCATCGACATGACGGACCCGGCGCAACTTATGCCGGCGTTGGAGTTTGCTTACGGTGAAGCTGCGGCATGGGTCGACCTTGAGCGCTTGGTCGAGGAGATCCTTGACCCGGCAACCGATCCGAACGACGCGAAGCGGTACTACTTGAACGTCGCGGCTCCGTCTTCGGATTGGGCCTTTGATCGTCCGAAGTGGCGCAGCCTCGGCGAACCTGACTTGATCCCGAAGCACGGCACGCTGATCGTTGCAGGGTTTGACGGTTCACGTCACGACGATGCGACAGCGATCGTTGCCTGCGAGGTCGAGACGGGCGTGATGTGGACGGTTGGTTGCTGGGAGCGTCCCGACGACGCAGGCGACGAATACGAGCACCCTGAGACCGAAATCGACGATGCCGTGGCCCAGATGTTCGGTGACTTCCAGGTGTGGCGCATGTATTGCGATCCACCTTGGTGGGAGTCGACCATCGCGAAGTGGTCCGGCGAACACATGGGTTCAGACCGTAAGCCTGCGGTTGTGAACTGGTGGACGAACCGATGGCGCCCGATCGGCAATGCGTGCCAAGCGTTTGCCACCGCAATTCGTGCAGGCGAGGTCACCCACCACGTTGACGGCGAAGATCGCGACGACGTTTTGACACGCCACGTCTGCAACGTCGTCAAGCGGACGGTGAACGCTCGAGACGAGCAGGGCAAGCCGTTGTGGACGATGCGCAAAGCAGCTCACGGCCGAAAGATCGATGCGGCAATGGCTGCTGTTCTGGCTTGGGAAGCGCGCACTGATGCGGTTGCCGCTGGTGTAAAACCGAAGAAACGCGGCAATGCCGTGTTCATGTAGCGAGACCTCGGAGGTGAGCGATGCAAGCCGACTACACGCCCACCCAATGGCGAGACCTCCTGATCGCCGAGCTCCAGAAGCGTCGCCCTGAGATACAGCGTCTCGAGGATTGGTACAACGGCGACCATCCGCTGCCGAGCCCCCCGAGGCGTCTCGGCACCGCAGCGTTCGACCAGGCGCGACGCGCATATCAGGATTTGATGGAGATGGGCGTCACCAACTGGGTGAAGCTGGTCGCCGATGCGCCGGCCGAGCGCCTCGAGGTCGTCGATATCCGTTCGATCACGAACGCTGGCACTCAATCAATAGACCGCACGGGCTGGGATCGGTGGCAGCGCTACGACTTGGACGCTCAGTCTATTCTGGTGCAGGATAACGCCCTGCAGACCGGTCAGTCGTTCGTGATGGTTGACCCGGTATCAGGGGACATCACCGCCGAGCATTCAGCGCAGATGATCGTAGCCTACAAGCCCGGCTCTCGCCGTGAGATCGTGGCGGCGCTCAAGCACTGGGATGAAGATTCCGGCGACGAGATGACGACGCTGCTTCTTCCGAACGCTGTCTACAAGTGGCAGGGCGACGCGAGGCAGCGCAGGGACCGCGGTAACCCGGTCGAGCACGGTCTTGGTGTCGTGTCTGTTGTCGAGTTCGCGGCGAACCCGTCGTTGCGCCCTTCGCAGTTCGGTGGCGGCTACAGCGAGTTCGCTGGGGTCATCCCGATTCAGCGCCGCATCAACACGACCGTGTTCAACCGTCTGACAACTGCGGACGCTCAGGCGTTCCGTCAGCGCTACATCATCGGTTGGACGCCTGACGTGGACGGTGAGACGGGCCTGCCGAGGCCCGAAGCTGTCAAGTCGCTCCGTGAGTCGATGCTGTGGACGTTTGACGGCGATCCGAACGAGGTGACGGTCGGCGAGTTCGGTCAAGCCGACTTCACGGGGTTCATCAAGGCTGTCGAGTCTGATGTGAACGCGATGGCAGCGATCTCGAAGACACCACCGCACTACCTGCTCGGCGCGATGGTCAACATCTCAGGCGATGCCTTGACGGCTGCAGAGTCCGGCCTTGCGTCCAAGACGAGGAAGCACGCCCGCAACTTCGGGGCGCGTTGGGAAGACGTGATGCGGCTCGGCGCTCTGGTGGCAAACGAGCCGCTCGCTGACGACATGTCTGCCGAGATCGTCTGGGCTGACATTGAGCACCGTTCATGGGGCGAGCAGGTTGACGCCGCGCTCAAGATGCAGGCTCTCGGTGTTCCTCGCGAAGCAATCTGGGAGCGGTTGCCTGACGTTTCGCCGCAGGACATCGCCCGATGGCGCGGTATGGCGGCTGTTGAGTCGCTGTTGACGCCAGGCCCACCTGAAACGCCGGTTGATCCAAATGTCACAGCATGACGCTCTGAACGCCCGCTACGTCGTTCGCCAGGGCACGCTTTCGATGGCGGGCGGCGCAGTCGTGGCAGACGCTTGGAGTCGGCTACCGCAACGAGACGACAACGGTGCGGTGCTGCTTCGAGAGAACGCGTTGCCGAACCTGACCACGCTGCTCCTCCAAGCAACAGCGCTGACCGCCGGCTACATGGGCATCGTTCTTGAAGAATCGGTCGAGCCGGTAACACAAACGGTCGAGCCTGATTGGGATTTGCCGTTCGTCGATTATCAGGCAGCGTTGGATCGTGGCGAAGAGCAGGCCGCAGCGATTGCTGCAGGTCTGTCTTCGTCTTCCGCCATCGGTCGCCAATCGGTCGTGTCCACGGCGCGCCAAGCAGGTGACGCCGTCCAGTCGTCTCGCATCATCGGATGGAGTCGAGTTCCTGACGGCGACGCCTGCGACTGGTGCCTGATGGTTGCTGGCGATCGCTACAAGTCGGCGACATCCGCCGATTTCGGCCACCTCCGCTGCGAGTGCGGTGTGGTCCCCATTCTCAGCACTCGCTGATTGCGCTCACGTCTGGCGCTGAACAGACGGTAACTACTCCTCGGAGGACGAATGACAGATCCAATAATCGACCCGAACACCCCGCCAGCCACACCGGAAGCACCGGCCACACCGCCGGAGTCGCCGCACATGGTTGCGCAGGATCAAGTTGACCGCATCGTTCAGGAACGCCTGAACCGCGAGCGACAGAAGTTTGCCGACTACGACGACCTCAAGCAGAAGGCAACCCGTTTCGACGAGATGGAGGCTGCGAGCTTGTCGGATCTGGAGAAGGCCAACAGCCGCGCCGACGCTGCCGAGAAATCTGCAGCAGACGCAACGGCTCTGAGCAAAGAAACGAACCTTCGATCAGCAGTCATTTCGGCTGCGGTGAAGGCCGGAGCAGTGAACGCCGATGCGGTGTTCAAGCTCATCGAAAGAAACGCAGTGACAGTGGGCGACGACGGCTCAGTTACGGGTGCGGAAGAAGCGGTAGCGGCTCTCATGGAGTCGGACCCTTACCTCGTCGGCAAGGCGTCGCCCCCTATGGCGGCCGCGGATGGTGGGCCTCGCGGAAGCGGGACCGGCCAGAAGCAACTCACACGAGACGACTTGTCGTCCATGACGCCCGAAGCAATCGACGCAGCCCGCATTGCAGGCCAACTCGATCAGCTCCTCGGGCGCCAGTAATCCCCCAACCCCAACAAAGGAGTCGCCGTCATGGCAATCTCATTCATCCCCGAAATCTGGTCGGCGAACATCCTGTCCAGCCTGAAAAAGAACCTCGTGTTCGCTCAGGCTGGCGTCGTCAACCGCAACTACGAAGGCGACATCGCGAGCCAGGGCGACACCGTCAAGGTTCGTTCGATGGGTCGGCCGACGATCGGCACGTACACGAAGAACACAACCGAGATCGTCCCCGAGACGCTCACGGATGCCGAGCGCTCGCTGCACATCGACCAGTCCAAGTTCTTCGCGTTCGAGCTGGACGACATCGATGCCGCACAGTCCCCCGGTGGGGAACTCGAAGAGTCCCTGACGGAAGCCGCTTACGCCTTGCGTGACATCGCCGACCAGTTCATTGCTGGCAAGTACACCGAAGCGCAGACGGCGAACCAGATTGGCACCGTTTCGGTGACGGACGGCGACTTGGCCTACACGCAGATTCGCAAGCTGTCGGTGATGCTCGACGAGGCCAACGTGCCAGACGAGGGCCGATACGTCATCGTGCCCCCGTGGTACTACGGCCTGCTCCTTGAGAACTCGAAGTTCGTCAAGGTCAACGAGTCCGGCACCACCGAAGGACTCCGCAACGGGCGCGTCGGCGACGTGCTCGGCTTCAACGTGCTCAAGTCGAACAACGTCGTGAACACGGCGGGCGACGACTACGCCGTGATGGCAGGCCACATGTCCGCAATCAGCTACGCCGAGCAGATCGTGAAGGTCGAGACATACCGACCGGAGGATTCGTTCTCCGATGCGATCAAGGGCCTGCACGTGTACGGCGGCAAGGTCATGCGCCCCGATTCGCTCGCCACGGTCATCGCGTCCATCACCTGATCCCCACTCCCCCGGCGCGAGTCGTCGGGGGACTGATGTAAGTCCCGAACAACCCTTTGAAGGAGGCCAGCAATGGCAAGAACCAACGTCCCCATCGTCACCAACAGCGCATCAGGCGCCGCTACCTCGGCAGGCACCACTGCCGATCCCACCAACGACCACGTGATCGATCTTGCGGGCGTTCCGCTGGAGAAAGTCACGATCCGCCTGACCAACACGAACGGCACCGACCGCATCGCGACCATCAAGGCGGGCGTTTCTCCGCCTGCGCTGTCCGCAGGCCAGGGCGACCTCGCTCTCACCGTGCCGGCGACTTCCGGTGATGTCACAATCGCTGGTCTCGAGTCGGCCCGGTATCTGCAGGCGGACGGAACGATTCTGATCGATCTGGCTGCTTCGTTTGCTGGAGCCGTCCGGGCGACCCGGTCGCCCAAGTGACGGTGTTCGTGTTGGGTTCGTCGGGTGTCGCTCAGAAGATCGATATCCCGGCGGACCCGCACGCCGCCGAACGGTTCCACGCTTCTGTCGCTTCGGGCGAGTTTCGGATCGTTGACGAAAGCGAAGTTGAGTCGACGACGACCCGGCATGGCGGCGTCATCTACGTGCTCAAGACTGCCAGCGACGATTCGACAAAGCCGGCGCCACGCAAGAGGGCCGCAAGCAAGAAGGCCGCTGAGCAGGTGACACCTCAAGCTGAAACCGATGGAACCCCTGAGGCTAATGCCGAAGAGGACGCACCCGAGGCTGACGCCGACGAGTCCCCCGCTGGCGACGATTCGA